AAGACTAATTATTGACGATCCACACTCAGAACAAGAGGCTGCAATAGCGGCAACAAACCCAGAAATCTACGATAAAGTCTTTGAGTGGTACTCTTCGGGTCCTCGTCAGCGTCTCCAACCTGGTGGAAGCATCGTTGTTGTTATGACACGCTGGGCAAAACGGGATTTAACGGGAAGAATCGTCAAGAGTTGGATCGATAAAGACGGGGAAGAGTGGGAAATCATCGACTTTCCAGCAATTCTCCCCTCTGGAAACCCATTATGGCCCGAATTTTGGAGCTTAGAAGAGCTAGAAGCCCTAAGACTAGAGCTTCCGCTGTCAAAATGGAACGCCCAATACCAGCAACAGCCTACTTCGGAAGAAGGAGCCATCGTAAAACGGGAGTGGTGGAAGCTATGGACAGATGAAAGACCGCCAAAATGTAATTTTGTGATTCAGTCGTGGGATACCGCCTTCACAAAGAACGAAAGAAGCGACTACTCAGCCTGTACGACTTGGGGCGTCTTTTATATGAACGATAATGAGAGCGATCCCAACGTTATTTTGCTAGATGCGTTCAAAGAACGGATGGAATTCCCAGAACTAAAGGAGCGGGCGTACCAATATTATATGGAATGGGAGCCAGACGCCTTCGTTGTGGAGGCAAAAGCAGCAGGTTCCCCACTAATATATGAATTAAGACAGCGTGGAATACCAGTTCAAGAGTTTACTCCCACTAGGGGTAATGATAAGATAGCTCGTATTAATTCTGTGTCAGATCTGTTTGCGTCTGGGAAAGTGTGGGCGCCAGCAAAACGATGGGCGGAAGAAGTAATAGAAGAGATGGCAGCTTTTCCTAATTCAGAACACGATGACTTAGTGGACTCTAGTACACAGGCGTTAATTCGTTTTAGAAAAGGCGGATTTATTCGTTTACAAACAGATGAACCAGACGAACCTATTTTATTTAGGCGTAAAGCAGCATATTACTAAGGAATATCATGATTGAGAAAAGTCTGTACCAAGCCCCAGTAGGGATTGATTCTATACCTACAGAACCTGATATCGAGATTGAGATCGAAGACCCAGAGTCAGTCAAAATTGGGATTGACGGCATGGAGATTGAGATTGAACCTGCCGAACCTTCAGACAAAGATTTTGACGCCAACCTTGCGGAGTATATGTCCGAAGGTGAGTTAACAGAAATTGCTGGTGATTTACTTGGAGACTTTGAAGACGATATCTCAGCCCGCAAGGACTGGATTCAGACCTATGTAGACGGACTTGAGTTGTTGGGTATGAAGATTGAAGAACGCTCCGAGCCTTGGGAAGGAGCCTGTGGTGTATATCACCCCCTCCTATCCGAAGCACTTGTTAAGTTCCAAGCCGAAACAATCATGGAGACTTTCCCAGCAGCGGGTCCTGTTAAGACTTTAATTGTTGGTAAAGAAACTCAAGAAAAGAAAGACGCTGCCCAGCGAGTTCAAGATGATATGAACTATCAGCTGACAGACGTTATGACGGAGTATCGCCCTGAACACGAAAGAATGATTTGGGGATTAGGACTCTCAGGTAACGCTTTTAAGAAAGTTTACTTTGACCCCGCCTTAGACCGCCAAGTGTCAATGTTTATCCCTGCCGAGGACATTGTTGTTCCTTATGGAGCTTCTAGTCTAGAGCAGTCCCCCCGTGTGACTCATGTCATGCGAAAGACTGAGAATGAAGTCAAGAGACTTCAGTTTGCAGGCTTTTACAGGGATGTAGATTTAGAGGAGCCTAGTGGAGCCTTAGATGAAGTTGAGAAGAAAATTGCTGAAAAAATGGGTTTTCGGGCAACTTCAGACGACCGCTACAAACTTTTGGAGATGCACGTAGACCTAGACCTTCCAGGCTACGAAGACGAAGAAGACGGAGAAAAGACAGGAATCGCTCTTCCGTATGTCGTAACGATTGAAAAGGGTACACAGACTATTCTGTCTATCCGTAGAAATTGGAGACCCGAAGATGATACTCATCAAAAAAGGAATCACTTTGTCCATTATGGATATGTTCCAGGCTTTGGTTTTTATTGTTTTGGGCTTATCCACCTTGTCGGCGCTTTTGCTAAGTCTGGTACTTCTCTTATCAGACAGCTTGTGGACGCAGGCACATTATCGAATCTGCCAGGTGGCTTTAAAACCAGAGGTCTGCGAGTTAAGGGAGACGATACCCCGATTGCCCCAGGTGAATTTAGAGACGTAGATGTTCCTAGCGGAGCCATTAAAGATAACTTAATGACTCTTCCTTACAAGGAACCCAGTCAGGTTCTGTATTCCCTCCTAGGTACGATTGTCGAAGAAGGTCGCAGATTCGCTTCCGCAGGCGATATGAAGATTGCGGATATGTCTGCAAACGCCCCAGTCGGTACAACTTTGGCAATTTTAGAGCGTACCCTAAAGGTCATGTCTGCGGTGCAATCCCGTATTCATTACTCGATGAAGCAGGAGTTAAAGCTTTTAAAAGAGATCATTCGAGATTACACCCCAGAAGAATATGACTATGAACCTGAAGAAGGCAGCCCTCGTGCAAAACAGTCGGATTATGACTTGGTCACGGTCATTCCTGTCAGTGATCCTAATGCAGCAACGATGGCGCAAAAGATTGTTCAGTACCAAGCAGTTCTCCAGCTGGCTCAAGGGGCGCCGCAGATTTATAACCTGCCGCAGTTACACCGCCAGATGCTAGATGTGTTGGGAATTCGCAACGCCCAGAAGCTTATACCGTTGGAAGATGACAAAAAGCCCAAAGATCCAGTTACGGAAAACATGGATGTCTTAACTATGAAGCCACTAAAGGCATTCATATATCAAGACCATGAAGCTCACATCATTACCCATACGAACTTTATGAAGGATCCATTAACGGCTCAAATTATTGGACAAAACCCACAGGCGCAGATGATGGCGGCAGCCCTAAATGCCCATATAGCTGAACACTTTGGATTTAAGTACCGCCAGATGATGGAACAGCAATTAGGAGCGCCATTACCGTACCTCAAGGATGATGACGAAACCATCCCAGAGGACTATGAAGTCCAGCTTTCTAGATTGGTAGCTCAAGCTTCTGCCCAACTTCTCCAGCAGAATCAAGCTCAGATGGCTCAACAACAAGCACAGCAACAGGCTCAGGATCCTATTATCCAAATGCAACAGCAAGAACTCCAGATTAAGGCACAGGATGTACAGAGAAAAGCCCAGAAAGATCAGGCAGATATCCAACTCAAACAAGAGCAACTCAATGTTGAGAGAGATAGGATTGCCGCTCAAGTTGAAATTGAGGGAAATAAATTAGGAGTAAAAGTGGCTGCTGATAAGGACAAGCTGGATCGTTCTAGTGAATTAGAGGCAACCAGAATGGGTATTGATATTGCTAAATCAAGGAATAAACAATGACAGAAATTGACGTTTTAATGGGTCAGATAGACGAAAAAGCTGACCAATTAAAGAATGCTGTAGTGGTTGGCAATATGGATCACGTACAGTATCAACGAGTTTGCGGAGAGATTCGAGGTCTGCTCACAGCAAAGGGTTACATATTAGACCTCAAAGACAAAATGGAGAAAATGAATGACTGAATTACTAATCGGATCGACCACCGATGATGTAAACGATATTACCGTATTGCCTGAGACGGACGAAGAGAAGGCAAAACAACTACCTAAACCATCTGGATACCGCATTCTATGTGCTATTCCTGAAGTGGAGCGGGAGTATGAAGGCGGCATCATAAAGACAGACGAAGCTGTCCGATTTGATGAACTTTTAACAACAGTCCTATTTGTAGTTGATTTAGGTCCTGATTGCTATAAAGACAAAGACCGTTTTCCCAGTGGACCTTGGTGCAAAAAAGGAGATTTTATCCTTGTACGCCCCAACGCTGGAACTCGTTTAGTAATTCATGGGCGTGAATTCCGCATCATCAACGATGATTCTGTGGAAGGCATCGTAGACGACCCCCGTGGTATTAAACGTAAATAGGAGCCATAAATGTCTGAAAACAAACAAGAAATGAAAGATTACAACTTTCCAGATGAGGAAAAGATCGATATCGAGGTGGAAGACGACACTCCACCAGAAGATAAAGGTAAGACCAAATCTCAACCTGAGTATGTAGATAGTCTTGAAAAAGACGAATTGGAAGAATACTCAGACGATGTAAAGCAAAAAATTGCTGGATTTAAGAAGATTTACCATGACGAAAGACGGGAAAAGGAAAAGGCTTTGCGAGAGCAACAAGAAGCCATTGCCGTTGCCCAACGTCTTTTTGAAGAGAACAAAGCCCTCAAAGGTAAAGTCAATACCAGCGAAAAGGTAGCCGTTGATTCTTTTAAGACTTCCGCAGAGCGTGAATTAGATATGGCAAAGCGGGAATATAAGGAAGCGTATGAGGCAGGAGATTCCGATAAATTAGTAGAAGCTCAAGACAAAATGACTTCCGCTAAGATGAAAATGGAAAAGGCTTCTAATTACGCTGAAAATATTAATAAACGGGCCTCTTTACAAGAAGAGGAAAATGATGTAAAAATACCTCAACAGTCCGAAAAGCCTGTTCGTGACCAAAAAGCTTCGGCTTGGCAAGAACGAAACTCTTGGTTTGGTCAAGATGATGAGATGACGAGTCTCGCCCTTGGTTTGCACGAAAAGCTAGTCAAGGAGAATGGGATGGCTTATGCCACGACTGACGAGTATTACAAACGTATTGACGAAACAATACGGAAGCGATTCCCCGAAAATTTCGAGGACGTAGAAGACGAAAAGCCTCGTTCGAAACCGAGTACCGTAGTCGCTCCAGCAAGCCGTAGCACATCTTCGAAAAAGATAAGGCTAAATACCTCTCAGCTATCGATAGCTAAGAAGTTAGGTTTAACGCCAGAGCAATACGCCCGTGAACTTTTAAAAATGGAGAATTAGAATGACTAAGAAATTAGATAGAGAAGCAGAAACCCGTGCAACAAGCGAACGTCCTACGCAGTGGGCGCCAGCAGAATTGCTGCCTGAACCCGACAAACAGGCTGGGTATTCGTATAGATGGATTCGTACTTCAACGCTGAATCAGGCGGACCCCCGCAATCTTTCTGGGAAACTAAGAGAAGGCTGGGAA